TTAAAAATTAAGTATGATAGTAATTTCATCAGAAGTAAGTAAAATCTTGCTGATGCATGTTTTTACTATCTTTTTTTGTTGTTCATAATCCATTGTTCTTATGTCCCCTGATTTCAGTAATTCTAAAACTCGATTATTTTTATCGTGATTTATTTTACCTTCTTTGTTTTCATTCAATTGATTTTCTAACTGTTTTTTTACCCCTAAAAGATTTTTAACATTCTTTTGAAGTTCAACCTCATCAATATAATCATTTCTAAAGAGGTAATTTTCTTTATCAATTTTCTTATTTACAGATTGTAGCTCTTTTTTAACCGCTTCAAAATTAAATGCCTCTGATTTATTAAGCGATAAGAATTTTTTTAACTCAGTTTCTTTAGTTGGTAAATTTGCAAGATATTCAATAACATGCTCTTCTAAATCTAATCTGTGATAATATCCAGAGTCACATTTTTTCTGATTATCAGATAAGCGCTTTCTGTAATCCTTTCTTCTCACACATTCATATCTTACAGCTGAAGTCCCGTCTAAACGCTTGGGACCAGTTAAAGATGTGATATGTCCGCCACAATATCCGCATTTAAGTAGACCAGATAGCATATATTTAGCACGGAATGGTCTAGCTACATTGGTTAGTTCAACTTGCTTGATTTGGCGCTTTTTTAACTCATCTTGTACCGCCCAAAAAAGGTTTTCGCTTATTATTTTTTCATGCTCTTGTTCATAGGTTTTACCTTTAAATTTACCCTTAGCAATATACACCGTATTTTCAAGCATATTTCTAATTGTACTGAAGGGCCATTTTCCTTTTCTTGAAGAATATCCTTTTTCATTTAATTCTTGACGGATTGTAGCCACACTTTTTCCACCCATATAATCAGAAAATATCTTTTGAATAATTTTGGCTTCTTGGGGTACAATTTCAAGAATGTCTTGACCAGGAGCCCTTTTGTATCCATAAGGAGGGGTTGAGAAAGCCATCGTTTTTCCTGATTTTGCACGTCCGAGCCTTCCTAATGCCATACGCTCTGTTATTGTTTTTCGTTCCATTTCAGCAACCGCAGCAAGAAGAGTGAAGAAGAACTCTCCCATAGCGTCAGATGTATCTATTTTTTCGTTTAGTGATACAAATTCAATGTCATTCTTTTTGAAAACTTCTTTGATTAAATATAAATTATCACTTGTACTTCGAGAAAGGCGATCTAGTTTATAAACTAAAATAGTGTTAAAAGTGCGATTTTCGGCATCTCTAAGTAATTTTTTCATAGCTGGCCGTTCTATGGTACTTCCAGAAAAACCTGCATCAGTATAGACTTCTGATACTTCCCATCCCATTATTTCGCAATATTTATTCAGTTTATCTTGTTGTTCTCCGATGGAATAACCATCTTCAGCTTGGCTTAGTGTGCTGACTCGGCAATAGATTGCTACTTTTTTCATTGTTTTTGTACCTCATTTTTGTTAAAATAAGTACAGTAAAAATGCTTCATTTGAAGTGTTTATACTGTGCTTGAGATTAAATCCGTCCTCGCCGTCCAAAGTTTGGGCGGATTTTTTTGTTTTTTAATTTTTTATTTCCCACTTATGTCCACAGTCATTGCACATCATCTTGAAGCCCTTAGTATTACTACCAACTCTTATAATTCCAAAATTTCCTTTTTGTATTGCGCCAAGTGAAATGACATTATGGCTATGACATTTAGAACATATTGCGCCTTCTTTAGCTAATTTTTTATCTTGTTTTTTTAATTGATTTATATCTTTCTTTACATTTTTTTCAATTTTTGCTTCTGATAAACTACCTTCTATTATTTGATTAGCTTCTCCAGATTTTAATTGTTCAATTGAAAGAGAATTTAATATTTTAGAAAAAAGTAGCGGTTTAGTAGCTAACCCTCTTAAATCATATCCTAACAGTTTCATACAATCAGCACATACTATTTCATTATTGTTATTCAAATTATAATGAGCGGTTAAAGCGCCTATTTTTTTATTACAAATTTCGCATTCTTTTTTTCCCATGACTTTCTCCTAGCTATTTCTTTAATGATAATTTAGTTTTTAAAAAATTAATTGTGACTGATTCTCTATAGCAATTTGTTCCATTTCCTGAGCTGCCATATCGTAAAATTCTTTTACAGATAATTTGAAGCGTGTTAGAAATCGTTCAGGAGTGTAGTAACACGCATGATAGTCTATTTCTTCTAAGTAATCAATTGCTTTGCAATGTATCATGAACCTGTTCGCTTTAGCTTCATTAATAACATGTAGCTGCGAGGAACTTAGCTTAGTCAAAGTAGTCCCTTTTATTTTATGACCACATTCATGTAGGGTAATGATTTCCATTTGCTCATCAGATTCAATAGTACCATCAACAACAATCGCACCGTTCTCTCCATATTCAAAAGCAAAAGGGAGATAGTAGCCTCCGCCATCGAGAGGAGAAGTAGAAAACACCAAAGGTATTCCTATCTCATCAAGTATTTCTTTGTAATTCATAAAATCTCCTGTCATGATTTTATATTTTAGTCTTTAGGTTTAGCTTCCATGTATCCTTTAATCATGGCTTTGATTACTTCTTTATCATGATCAGTCATAGGTTGTCCATTATACGCTTCGGCGCTCCCTAACATTCGATCTACATCTTTTTCGTTGAATGGAGAATCAGAAAGACCAATAAGGTAATCAGTTGAAGTTCCGAAGAAAGTAGCTAGTTTTTCCAGAGTCGCACCATTAGGAATATTCTTCTTCCATCTGTATGTTGTATTTGTTGAGAGTCCGAACTTTTCTTCGAACTCTCCCACAGTCATTTTTCTTTTATCCAAAAGAAATTTTACGCGGTCGTAAACCGTCATTCTATACCTCCAAAAAGATACAAGAAAAATAAATAATGTTTTTTACTAAAAAATGCTTGACTTTATTAAAAAACATTAGTATAATAAATCTTGTAGAAATGAGTTAAGTTTCTAGTTAAGTTTTCAGTTAATAAAAACACTTCACAAATACAATGAATCGAGCCGCCAAGCAAGTTTATAAAGTAATTGTTAAGGCTTTTAACTATGCTATCATTCTAATGTTTTTTAATAAAAAAGTCAAGAATTAAAGCATAACTTATTAATAAAAAATATTTAACTAGGTTCTTAACTGCGTTCTATATCAAAAATAACAGCAGAGACAACTACTCGGACGGTGTTAGTACGGCAGACGGAAATCTAAGTCAAAGAGTGAAGCAACTTGTTATTAATTATTTTATAGAGAGGAGCAGTTAAATGCCACAATCAAGTAATGCAGGCGAACTAATTCTTGAATGGTTGGAACTTACAGGAATCCGACAAGATTCTCTAGGTTCTGAGTATGGACAGAAGAAAGTTCAATTTCATCAAATGCTTCATAATAAAACCCCAAAACATGAAGCAAGTGTGCTTATGTCAAAAATTATGAGCGACAAAGGAATCACTTTGGATAAGCTAGATGAACTTCGTGAATTAAAAGGAGCTTAGAAAAATTAAATGGATAAAAGACCGAAAATCTATGGCAAGTTTAAAGATGGAGCAGTTGTTGAGCTTGCCGACATAAAAGAAAGTGGAAAAGGATTTAATAATTATCCCCCATTTTACATGGTTTTAGCTGCTATAAATCGAGAAGAGGGGAGAGCTTAAAGAAATGCTCAAAATTAAACTTTTAAACAAGTCTGACCAACAGTGGCTAGAGGGCCGAAAAGACGTTGAAGAACAACTGGAGATTTATAGTTCAATCCTCAACGCAAATGACCGTGTTCGAGCTATGAAACAGTCACGAGCCCAACCCAGTGAATCACTTGTTCATTACGCAAAAGAACAATCGCTTGGAATGTGGTTAGAAGAATCACCATTCTTAGCAGAAATGAAAAAAGCCCGCACTGGTAATGCGAGCTGGTAGAAAATTTTCCCAAAATTCTACCTTCATTATATCAAAAAATGAAAGTGAATAACATGATAAAAATCAATAAATTAGAAATTGAAAATGTGAAGCGTGTCAAAGCTGTTTCGCTTGAACCAACACAAAATGGACTGACAGTAATTGGTGGACGAAATGGCCAAGGTAAAACATCAATCCTTGATTCCATTGCATGGGCTTTGGGTGGTAATAAGTACAAACCTAGTCAACCACACCGTGAAGGAAGTGTACTTCCACCAAATCTTCAAATATCATTGAGCAATGGTTTAGAAATTAAGCGTGATGGAAAAAACAGTGATTTGAAAGTCATTGATCCTAGCGGTCAAAAAGCCGGACAAAAACTTCTGGATAGTTTTGTAGAAGAATTTGCCCTCAATCTTCCAAAATTCATGGAATCATCAAATGCTGACAAAGCTAGAACCTTGCTTCAAATAATTGGAGTTGGCGACAAGCTGGCGGAGTTCGAGAAAAAAGAACAAGAACTTTATAATGAGCGTTTGGTTATAGGACGAGTTGCAGACCAGAAAAAGAAATTTGCTGCTGAAATGACCTACTTTCAGGAAGCACCTAAAGAGCTTATTAGTGTATCTGAACTTATTCAGGAACAACAAGCTATTCTTGCTAAGAATGCTGAAAATGAGCGACTGAGAGGGCAAAGGGATAGTCTGAAACAACGTCAAGCCCACCTTGATTCTGAAATTGCACGATTAATTGAAGAAAAAGCCAAAGTTGACCAACAACTAGAAATTGCTGAAAAAGATGCACTTGATTTACATGATGAATCAACTGAACAACTTGAGTACAGCATCAGCAATACCGAAGAAATCAATCGCAAAGTCCGTGCCAATCTTGACAAAGACAAAGCCGAACAAGATGCTCAAATTGAAAAAGAAAAATATGATAACTTGAGTGCTCAAATTGACCGTATTCGTTTAGATAAAAATCAATTGTTAGAAGATGCAGATTTGCCATTGCCTGGTCTGTCAGTAGCAGAAGGAGAACTCCTCTACAAAGGACAACGCTGGGATAACATGTCCGGAGCTGAACAGCTCAAAGTATCAACCGCAATTGTTCGCAAACTTAATCCAGAATGTGGTTTCATTTTGATTGATAAGTTAGAGCAGATGGACTTAGACACACTGAAAGAGTTTGGCCAATGGCTCGAACAAGAACAATTACAAGCGATTGCCACAAGAGTTTCAACTGGTGACGAGTGTTCTATTATCATCTCTGATGGTTACAGTGAAGAAAATGAACAATCGGCTGTAATAGAAACACAACCAGCTCAACCAGAGCAGACAAAATATCAGTTTTAAGGTGGTGAATTATGGAAATGAAACAAATTCCAGACTATCCTAACTATGCTGTAACTAAAGATGGGAGAGTTTGGTCCTATATCGAAAATAAAATGGTAAAGCTTATGAAGGGAAAAACTGCTGTGCGTGTCGCGCTCTGGTGGGAAGATATCAGATTCGATAAGATTGTTGCACGATTAGTATTTGAAGCCTTTAATGGATATACCCCAGAATGTGTTGTTCATCGAGACGGAGATGTTTATAACAATTCATTAGATAATTTGATAGGAATGACACGCTCTGAATTATCAAGAAAAGCTGTTTCAAAAACAAATTCTAAGAGAACTCAACGTGAAATCTGCCGAGTTAATCCAGATACTGGAGAAGTCAGCTTCGTAAAATATAAACCCCATAGCACGAAATATAGAGGTGCTTTGAGAGCATGTTACTTAATTCGTGTGACCTATCGTGGGGACTTATATTTCTATCCGGAAAAAAAGTTTGAGCTAGTAGAAGAAATTAAAGCTCGTATTAAACAAAATAATTATCTTTTGAGTACGGGAATTCCATCACCAGAAATGGTAAAACGCATCAAGAGATATAACCTAAATTACAAGAAATATCTTGAAGTTTTAAAAACAATCTAAAGGAGAAATAATGGCATTTAACATTACAAGCGGTCCCACTGCTACCGCTCAAAAAGTAGTTTTGTATGGAGTTGAAGGAATTGGGAAGTCAACCTTTGCTTCACAGTTTCCGTCACCAATCTTCATTGATACAGAGGGGTCAACCTCAAACATGAATGTCAATCGGATGGATAAGCCCACCAGTTGGCAAATGTTAATTGATGAAGTGAACTACATCAAGCAGACTCAAATGTGTGACACCTTGGTTCTAGATACAGCAGACTGGGCGGAAACGTTAGCCAATCAAGCTGTTATTGCTAGTGATATTAATGCACAGTCTATTGAAGACTTTGGATATGGTAAAGGCTACACAATGGTCAAAGAGAAGTTTGGGGAATTGCTAAATCTTTTATCTGAACTGACAGAAATTGGAATCAATGTTGTTATTACGGCTCATGCGGATATTAAAAAATTTGAAAAGCCGGATGAAATGGGAGCATTTGACCGTTATCAATTGAAGCTTTCAAAACAATGTGCACCCTTGCTTAAAGAATGGGCTGATATGTTACTGTTCGCGAATTATGAAACGACAATTGTTACTGACAGTAAAACAAAATCAAAAAAAGCTACTGGTGGTCAACGTGTCATGTTCACTACACATCATCCAGCTTGGGATGCTAAAAATCGTCATGGATTACCAGATAAACTCCCCTTTGAATTTGGAGCAATTGCTCATATTTTCCAAAAACAAGCCACTCCACCGGTTCAAACTCAAACGCAGCCATCAGTTGAACAACCTCAACAAGAACAAGTAACTGCAGCAACCACGGTTGAAACACCTCAAGAAAACAATTTTGGACGTGAGCCAAATGTCATTGACCCAGCAATACCAAAAGAATTGGCTCAACTGATGTCAGTAAATGAAGTGACAGAAGAAGAAATTCGTAGATTGGTAGCAGAAAAAGGCTTTAGACCTTATGAAATGCCAGTCAAAGATTATCCAGATGATTTAATTCAAGGTGGTCTTGTTGCTCAATGGGACAAAATTTTCACAGAAATTAAAGCTAAAAGAGCTTACTAAATAAAAGGAGAAATTAAAAATGAACGATGATATGCAAATTTTAGGTTGGGACGATGAAGTAGAAGAAGGAAGCCCCTTTGTCCTCTTGCCAGAAGGTAATTATCCTTTCACAATTACAGGACTTGAAAAAGGGATTTATGAGAAACCGGCAAACCGTGAAAGTAAAATTCCAGCTAACTGTCCTAAAGCAACAGTGACATTGGAATTCATAACACCTACGGGTGAAAAATCAACACTGACAGAAAACTTCTATCTTTATAAGAAAATGCAATGGAAAATCAATCAATTCTTTACATCAATTGGTGCTCCTAAAAATCCAGAAGGTAAGGTAAAAATGAACTGGGGCACTGTATTAGGTGCTAAAGGTGCAGCAAGTCTTGTTGTTAATGACTATACTGACCGTTCTGGGAATCCAGCTCAAAACAATAGAATCAAAGATTTTCTTGAACCAACTCAACAAACTGCTGCACCAGGGTATCAAGCACCACAACAAAGCTATCAACAACCACCTGCTCAAACTCAACCACCTCAACAAAATGTAACGCCATTCCCACAACAAACTGCTGCACCTCAAAATGGCGCTGGCTATAACTTTTAAGAGGGGGATAGAAAATGCTTGCAGAAAAAAATCTAACAGGTAGATTTAAATTTGAGTTTTCAGAAGCTGTAAAAAACTTCTCTCAATGGTTGGTAAGTATCGGTCAAGACTTCTCTTACAAAGAGAAAGACTATACTATCACAGCAAAATTTGAATGTGATGAAGATTATTATAATGCTGAGGCGAAAGCGCTTGAATTAGAAGGTAAAGCAAACCCTCAAATGAGCTTTGATTTAGAGGAGGATAATAATGGAACTCCGTCCGTATCAGAATGAAGCGAATGACCGAATCCAAGAAGAATGGGCGAGTGGTGTCAAGAAGACGCTGCTCGTTCTTCCTACCGGATTGGGTAAAACCGTGACATTCTCAGATTTAACAAAACAATTAGTAAGCAAAGGTGAGCGGGTTTTAATTATGGCCCACCGTGGCGAATTACTTGACCAAGCTGCAGATAAACTTTTCAAAGTAACAGGATTGAAAGCTGCAGTTGAAAAAGCTGACCAAACTGCAAAAAATTCATTTTATAGCGTGACCGTCGGAAGTGTTCAAACCTTGATGCGTGAAAAACGACTACAAGATTTCCCGCAAGATTATTACGACACAATCATTGTTGATGAAGCACATCACATTTTGGCCAGTAGTTATCAGAAAGTCCTTGAATATTTTAGTGAAGCTAAAGTTTTGGGAGTAACCGCAACTGCTGACAGAACAGACAAGAAAAATCTGGGTGAGTTCTTTGAGTCGCTTGCTTATGAATATACCTTGCCTGATGCGATAAAAAATAAATACTTGTCACCAATGAAGGCAATGACTATCCCATTAAAAATTGATTTATCTGGCGTTTCAATGTCAGCCGGCGACTTTAAAGCAAGTGAAGTTGGAAGTGCATTAGACCCTTACCTTTATCAAATAGCAGATGAAATGGTCAAGAATTGCTCAAACAGAAAAACAGTTGTCTTTTTACCGCTTGTAGCAACTTCTAAAAAGTTTCGAGATATTCTCAATGAAAAAGGTTTTAAAGCTGCCGAAGTCAATGGAGATTCCATGGACCGTGCGGAGATTTTAGAAGACTTTGACAACGGAAAGTACAACGTACTGTGTAACTCAATGTTACTGACAGAAGGTTGGGACTCACCAGAGGTTGATTGTGTCATTATGTTGAGACCAACAAAATCACGTCCGCTTTATGTTCAATGTATTGGCCGTGGCTTGCGTTTGGCAGAAGGCAAAGAAGATTGTTTAATTTTGGATTTCCTTTGGCATACAGAACGTCATGAGCTAGTTCATCCAGCACACTTGATTGCTAAAGATGATGAAATTGCCAAAAAGATGACTGAAAAAATGGCTGAGATTGAAGAAGATGATCAGTTACAACTCTTTGATTTAGAAGAAGTCGCAAAGGAAGCTGAGAGTGAAGTCGTTCAAGACCGAGAAAACTCACTGGCAGAAAAATTGGCAACGATGAAAAAACGGAAACGAAAACTTGTGGACCCTCTACAATTTGAACTTTCTATTCAATCAGAAGACCTGATAAACTATGCCCCATCTTTTGGTTGGGAAATGGCACCAGCTTCTGATAAACAAATTGCAGCACTTGAAAAATTTGGCATCTTTCCAGAAGAAATTGAAAACTCTGGGAAAGCTAAAGTATTACTTGATAAATTAAATAAACGAAAAATGTCAGGCTTAACTACACCTAAGCAAATTAGATTCTTAGAAAGTCGTGGTTTCCAACATGTTGGGACTTGGGAATTTAATAAAGCAAGAGGTCTAATTGACCGGATTGCGGGGAATGGTTGGAGAATTCCGGTTGACATTAATCCGAAGGAATATAAAGGAGTTTAAGCTTGGAAGAAAAATTTGATTTAGTGCCACTCCTTGAATATATCTCACCATCATCACTTGATTATCTGGACTGGGTATCAGTTGGAATGGCTTTGAAATTCGAGGGCTATACCTTTGATGTATGGGACAGTTGGTCACAATCTGATAGTAGATATAATGCACGAGAAATGGAATCAAAGTGGGATTCACTTGGCCATAATGGAGCTACACCAGTAACTGGTGCATTTATCACTATGAAAGCAAAAGAAAATGGTTGGTCTTCAAATTCTTATAAAGGGAATGATGGGAACGAGTTCTTAGGCTGGGATGATGAAGTGAGCGCAGCACGAGATTATAAGTTTATTGATAAATCTTGGGTTGAAGGTCAAGAAATCAGAGAGCCTGATGATAATTGGAAACCTGTAGAACAGCTTAAAACTTATATTCAAACGCTTTTCAAAAATGATGATTACATTGGCTATGTCATGAAATCTTGGCTGCGTGATGACGGAAAATATTCTGTCAGTGGCGCAGGTAACTATACTAGAACCGCAGAAGAATTACTCAATGAACTAGAAAAGTATAAAGATGAAAAAGACTTGAGTTATATTGTAGGAGATTCTGACCCTCTTGGTGGCGCTTGGATTCGTTTCAATCCTCTTGATGGTAAAGGGGTTAAAAATGAAAATGTTACTGAGTTCAAATACGCTCTAGTTGAATCGGATAATTTAGGACTTGAAAAGCAAAATGCAATCATGCGTGAATTAGAATTGCCAATTGCTGCGCTTGTCTATTCTGGTGGAAAATCAGTTCATGCCATTGTAAAAGTTGATGCGAAAGACAAAAACGAATACCGTGAGCGGGTTGAATATCTCTATAAAATTTGTAATAAAAATGGCCTTGAAGTTGATGGTCAAAATAAAAATCCGTCACGTTTATCTCGAATGCCTGGTGTAATTCGTGGAGAGCACAAGCAATTTCTTATTGATACAAATATCGGTAAAGCGAACTGGGAAGAATGGCAAACTTACATTGAGGATTTGAATGATGACTTGCCAGAGTTTGAAAGTCTTGCGGATATGTTTGAAGAAGACCCACAACTTGCACCAGTTTTGATTGACGGAGTTTTACGTAGGGGTCATAAAATGCTTATTGCCGGACCATCAAAAGCCGGAAAATCATTTGCATTGATGGAGATGTGTATTGCGATTGCAGAGGGGATTCCTTGGTTTGGATTTAATTGTGAACGTGGAAAAGTGCTTTACATCAATATGGAACTTGACCGCCCCTCAGCTTATAAGCGATTCAAAGATATTTACCAAGGAATGAATGTACCACCAAATCATCTAAAAAATATTAGTATTTGGAACATGCGTGGTCATTCTATTCCAATGGATAAATTGACACCAAAGCTGATCAGACGTGCTCAAAAAGAAAAATTTGATGCTGTGATTATTGACCCAATCTATAAAGTATTGACAGGTTCTGAAAATGATGCGGAACAAATGGCCAAGTTTACAAATAACTTTGACAAAGTAGCTGCAGAACTTGGGACATCTGTTATTTACTGTCACCACCACTCAAAAGGAGCACAGGGCGGTAAATCTTCTATGGACCGAAGTTCTGGTTCTGGAGTATTTGCCCGAGACCCTGATGCAATTCTTGACTTAATTGAGCTTGAAGTTACTGACAGTTTGAGAAAACAACAAGATGCCAGGGCAGTGGCTAACTTCTACGCAGCCAAAATCAGAGATGAAAAGCCTGAATATCTTAATGAAATTGGCCAAGATGATTTTCTATCAGCGCCTGAAATGCGAAAACATTTGGCTTTAGCGTTTGGGGATGAACGTGCAAGAGAAATTTCCGGATTTGAATTGGAACAAGTCCAACGAGTTGTGAAGTTGATGACTGCTTGGCGACTTGAAGGAACACTTCGAGAGTTTCCAAAGTTTGAACCAGTCAATCTGTGGTTTAATTATCCGCTTCATTATTCCGATGATTCTGGAGTTCTGAAAGACCTTGAACCAGTTGGAGCAAATGACAACAAATGGTCAAAAGGCGGTAAAAAAGGGACTAGAGGAGAAACTTCTGAGGAGAAAAAAGCAGAACGGATTAAGAAGAATACTGAAAAACTTCACACTGCTTTTGAATCGCTTGATATGGAGGGGACAGGTAAAATCCGAATCGGAGAAATAGTCACATATTTTGAAGATAAAGTTACACGGAACACTATAAAAAATTGGATTAAAGAACAAGAAACTTTGACAATTGATGATAAAGGTTGGATAACTAAATTAGAAAATAATGAGTAAATTATAAGTTATATCGAACATGTCAAACTATCAAAATATACTTTTCATTGATACCTGTCAAACTGTCAATGAATAACTAAAAGTAATATTTTTTGACAGTATCAAAATATAATAAATTGACACTTTGACACCTGTCAAAAAAGGGTGTCAATGAATTATATACTACGTATATAATTACCTGATGGGTGTAGGTGTACAGACAAGTCAAATTTGCTTTTGGGTTTGCAAATTTTGACAAGTCATTGACACCCACCGAGTCGTGCGAGGGTGGGTGGAGGAAAAAGAAAAATTAAAAAAGTTTCTTAGAAAATAGAGGTGGAAAATTTGGACTATGAAAAATTTTTCAACGATGTTAAAGATTGGATTTTAGAGTGCAACTCACAGGCGATAAAATTAGGTTTCGGAAATGATGATTTTTGGAACTGGGTTGTAAATTCACTTGGAGAGCTGAGCACAAAATATAATTCAGAGCCGCTGGTCATGAAGCAGACGAACATGTTACTTGACTGGCTAGAAGATACCTGGGAAGAGGTAAAAAATGGATAAGACATTTAAACAAAAACTGGAAATACTACCAATAAAAAATATTGAGCATCCTGTTGGTAATACTAAATATTATGCGGCTGTTCATGTTAAATCATTGATAGCACAAGCAGACGAAGAAATATCCACTCTCAAAAAGCAACTCGTCGCAAAAGAAAAGCAAGTCATGGAGCTAAAAGAAGCTGACAAAGTTCAAGGAAAAGAAATAGTTCAGTTAAAATCCCAACTCCAACAGCAATCCCTGCCAGTCGTGCCTGAAGATGTTGATGAGGCTATTAAATACTTGAAAAAGCATAATACCAGTACATTGAGCGACTTAGATGATATTTTGACAGTAAAAGGCTTTAGGTGGCTGAATGATTTCCAATTTAAAGATACACGATTTGGTGTTGGAGGTTTAAATAATAAGTTATTTATCCTTTCTCATTTAGCCATTACAGGTTATCAAGTCGAAAAACCGCAGCTGTTCTATTTGCGTGAGAAGAATACGGGATATTATTTACGAAAAACAGGAAATGGCGTGTATGGAATCACTCCTCATTATTCAAACGATTACAGCGAAAAGTACATGACTTACAAATTCACCCAGCAAGAAATCGACAGCATGGAAACCGGGAGCTATGAACAGATTGAGGTGACGGAATAATGGCCCACAAATACGGAGCTAAAAAAGTAACAGTTGATGGCATCACATTTGATAGTAAGGCTGAATCAATTTATTATCAGTTGCATAAGCATGAGCCGAACATGAAAATGCAAGAGAAATTTGTCTTGCAAGATAAGTTCAGGCTTAATGGGAAAGCTTATCGAGAAATTTACTACAAGCCAGATTTTACTTTTTACGATGATGCTGGCAACTTAATCAAAGTGATTGATGTAAAAGGTATGATTTTACCTGAGTTTAAGATTAAGGCGAAGATGTTCGCTGCTCGTTATGGTTTGCCAATCACGATTGCAAAAAAAGTGGCTCGAAAAGATGAATTTACAGAAAGTGTGATTTGATGAAAATTTCCCCTGGAATTAAACGAAAACAGGCACTCAAATACCAAACTAAAGCTCCGGATTTTGAATATGTACTTCCATCAGCTTTGGCAGCGATTAGATTAACGGTTGATGATTCTGTTGAAATCAATGAAGTTTACATCTCATTAAAAAGTTATGGAGCACTATTGAGTTACAGTTATAAAGATTTGGAGGAAATAGAATGAAATTAAAAATTGGAACAAATAACAAAGAGACATACTTTTCAAATCGGGTAGATTATAATGTTTCTTTTACAAATGTTTCTTTTGAAGAAATGAAGACTTTAATGACTGTCTTTGAGGGATTAGAAGAAGCGAGAAAACTGGAGGTAGTAGCTAATGAAGAAGATAAGTAATGCCATTGGTTATATCATTGCCTGGATATTAATTATTCTAGTCTGTCTGCTTTTATTTTCAGCATTACTGCTATTACTAAAAATGCTGTGGTTTGGATATTAGGAGAACAAAATGACATTAATTGATGAAATTAAATCATCTCAAAAAGAATCTCATGAAAAATGGTTTGAGAGATGGTACGAAAAAACTGATTTAGAGAATGCTATCAGAATTTCAGCACAACAAGGATATACAGGTTACAGAATTCAAGTAAGCAAACAGGATGATAGTTATTTAAGATTGAGGTTAGGTAATAAAGAAACTATTTCTCTTTTAAAAGAAAAGCTCGGTGAAGGTTTTACTATAACACTCAGAGAAATCCACGGGGAGAATATCTTTGGAATTAAGACTTATGAATCATTCATTCAACTTTTGTGGGGGTAAATATTGAAAGTAAGTACAGAATACGGGTATTTAATCAAAGCACTGAGAGAATATCCGTTTGAATCACAAGTAAAACGGAGATGCGAAGAAATTCAATATCCAGTAAGTCATAGTGGATTAGACCCCAATTGGTGGATTACTCCTCAAAATTTGGTTCGTGACCCAAAAGTTTTAAGTGACATCATTAAGTTAGAATGTGATCCAACATTAATTAAATATAGGCGGCAGTTTAAAGCGATTCAAGAAATGATTGCTGAAACAGACCCTGGTCATTGGAAAATAATCAAGGCTGTTTATATTCACAATGAATTGACTGTTGAAGGTGCTTTGATGCGTTTTGGATTTGGTAAAAAGACACAAGCTTATAAAAATATTATTCGTCCATTTTTTGAAAAATTGGAATATAAGATTGATGAAATTGCTGCAGAAGAACGCATCGAAATAAATTTTGCGGAAAAGTGA